CAGGAGAGACTCATGGCCGACAACATCATCAGCCGCAAGAACCGGGATATTGACATCACATTGTTCACGGCCACTGCATCGGCCACCACGCTAGACATGCGTGATGTGGCTGGTGCTGTTGTGTCGTTTGGCACCATGAGCACCAACGCCGCGACGGTTCAGATGTGGGTAGGCACCACGCCTTCTGGTACGTTCCGCCGTCTGTACAAGTCTGATGGCAGCGTGGCAGACCTCACGCTCTCTGCCTCCAGCACGGACGGGCGAGCGTATGCCCTGCCCGATGAAGTGTTTGGCACCGAGTACCTCAAGATCGTCTCGGCCACCACCAACAGCACGGGCACCGCTGGCGTGGTGATGCTGAAGAGCTAGACGTGCCTACCAAGATACCCAGCCATAGGCCGCTGCGTCTGCGATCGTCCCGCCCTCAGCGAGACGACAGCGCCAGACCCAACGCGGCAGCCCGTGGCTATTGCGACAAGGCCCACAAGAAGTGGCGTCAGGCTGTACTGAACAGATGCCACTGGCAATGCGTGGATTGTGGCCGCGTAGCCTACGGGCGAGAGATGCACGCTGATCACGTCGTGCCCATTAGCCAAGGTGGCGATAGGTACGCTGTGGCCAACGGGCAAGCCAGGTGCTCTGCGTGCCACGCACGCAAGACGCTGCGGGAAACGAGGGCAGGGGTAGGGTAGGTCGGATCTCTAGGGCGTGCGTGGATACAAACCCCACGGTTTCCTCAAACGCACGCGGGGCTGAAATTGGGAGTTTGGCATGGGTAAGGGCCGCAAGCCGACGCCTAAACCGTTACTTAAGCTTCGCGGGGCTCGTGTTAGAGGTCCGCACAAGTCCGGCATCGACGCCGAGCCAGGCATTCCGCCCGCTCCGCACTGGCTTTCGGATCTCGCCCGCGAGGAGTGGGAGCGGATCGTGCCCATGCTCGAGGCGTCCAAAGTGATGAGCCCCAGGCACCAGCAGACGCTGGCCGCTTACTGCGATTCGCTCGCGGACATGATAGAGGCAGACCGTGAGCTCAAGGCCAACGGAGCCACGTTCATGGACGACAAAGGTAGGGTAAGCAATCACCCGGCGTGGACTCGGAAGCGTGACGCTCGCACGTCGATGCTCAAGTTCGCGTCTGAGTTTGGCCTAACGGCGTCTGCCCTGGCACGAGTCTCGGCGGTTGAGAATGGCCCGCAATCAGACGAAGAAGACGCCCGCATGTTCGCTTGAGCACCCGTGCGAAAAGTGCTCGTCGTGCCTGGCGGTGCGTTTCTTCCACAAGCACCTGACGCACGCCAAGGGCGAGCTCGGCGGCAAGCCGTTCACGCTTGAGCCGTGGCAGCAGGACTACGTGCGAAAGCTGTTCGCCACAGAGGGCGACGTGCGAAAAGTCCGCACCAGCCTGCTGGCGATTCCGCGCAAAAATGGCAAGAGCAGCCTATGTGCTGGAATCGCACTAAAGCTGCTCATGGAGAACGAGCCCGGCTGCGAAGTCTATTCGTGTGCAGCCTCACGCGATCAGGCCAGGCTCGTCTTTGACATGGCCCGCGTCTATGTCGAGCAGTCACCCGTGCTGCGTCAGCATCTCAAGGTTTACAGAAACGCCATCGTGCGGGAGGCGACGCACGGAACGTACAAGGCGTTGAGTGCAGAGGCCGGTATTCAACATGGGCTCTCGGCACATGGTGTCATTTTCGATGAGCTCCACGTCTCGAACCGCGAGATGTGGGAAGTAATGCTCAGCAGCCAGGGCGCTCGGCGTCAGCCGCTCACGGTGGCGCTCACGACGGCAGGCTTTGACCGAAAAAGCGTCTGCTGGGAAATCTGGAAATACGCTGAGGCTGTGGCCGCCGGCACCGTGAAAGACGAGACGTTCCTGCCAGCCATCTATGCGGCCGACATTGCGGATGACTGGAAAGCCGAAGAGACGTGGAAGAAGGCCAATCCAAACCTTGGCGTTTCCGTGCGCATGGACTTCCTGCGGAGCGAATGTGCTCGAGCGGTTGAGATGCCGACTTATGAAAATGTTTTTCGCCAACTTTTTTTGAACCAATGGACGGAACAGTCAACTAGGTGGCTGCGGATGGATCACTGGGCCCAAGGCGACAAGCCTTGCCCTGTTGATCTCGCCGGCCGCGAGTGCTGGGCCGGTTTGGACTTGGCCACCACGTTTGACACCACAGCCCTGGTGCTGCTCTTCCCGCTAGATGATGGCACGTTCTGGATTGAGCCGCATTTCTGGATCCCGAGCGACAACGCCCACCAGCGAGAGCGACGCGACAAGGTGCCATACCTAACGTGGCATCGCCAGGGGCATCTGAACATGACCGATGGCAACGTCACAGACTTCGATCAGGTGCGTTCAGACATCAACGCCATAGCCAGCAAGTACAAGGTCTGCGGCATCGGCCTGGACCCGTGGAACTCCGCGCAACTCGGCCAACAACTGCAAGGCGACGGGCTTCCCATGTCAGACTTTCGACAGGGCTATGGATCTTTATCCGCGCCCTCGAAGCAACTAGAAAACTGGTGCGTGTCTGGAAAACTGATACACGGAGCGCACCCCGTCCTCAGCTGGCAGGCCGCCAACGTGGCCATCCAGCAGGATTCCGCAGCCGGAAACATTAAGCCAAGCAAGGCCAAGAGCACAGAACGCATAGACGGCATCGTGTCGCTAGTCATGGCCATCGGGCTGTGGCAGAAGGCAACCGCAGCCACGCCAGAACAGTCCTGGGACATGATGACGCTATGAGCGAAAACGCAGCCGCTGACTTCAAGATGTTCGACCTGCGTGGCATCGACTGGCCCGAAGTGAGTTCCAGCCGCACGCCTTCCGGCATTCGCGTCAACGCTGACAACTCAATGGCGTGCTCGGCCTACACGGCCTGCATCCGCGTCATATCAGATGCGGTATCAGCCCTGCCGCTGCACATCTACGAGCGCATGGCCAACGGCGGAAAACAGAAGGCCACGAGCCATCCTGTCTATCGGCTCCTGCACCAGCAGCCTAACCCGTGGCAGACGGCTCAGGAGTTTCGGGATTGGATGACCGGCATGTACCTGCATTACGGTGCGAGCTACGCCGAGATTCGCCCAGGTGCTCGAGGTGCCGTGTCTGAGTTGTGGCCGCTGCACAGCAGCCGCATGGAGGCTGAGCGGTTGTCTGATGGCACGCTGCGGTATCGCTACCGCGAGCCAAGTGGGCAGCAGACGATCTACAGCCAGGAGCAGATTTTTGCCCTGCGATTCACGACCGAAGACGGCATCAAGGCGATCCCGACATACAAGATTTTCCAGAACGCCATTGGCCTGGCCCAGGCCCTTGAGACACACGGCAGCACGTATTTCGGCAACGGTGCTCGGCCCGGCATCGTGCTGGAGAGTGACAACCCGATTCCCATCGAAGCGGCCGAGCGACTTCGCGAGCAGTGGGAGCGGATGCACCGTGGTGCTGATCGTGCTTTCCGCACAGCCGTGCTGCCTAACGGCGTGAAGGCCCACGAGCTCAGCGGCTCAAACGAAGCAGCCCAGATGCTTGAGAGCCGGGCTTTTCAAGTGGTTGAAATCTGCCGGGCGTTTCGCGTGCCGCCCCACATGATCCAGATGTTGGACCGCAGTACGTTTAATAACATCGAAGTTCAGGGGACGGAGTTTGTGCAGCATTGCCTGCTCCCGCACTTGAAGCGGTGGGAAGCAGCTATCAGCCGTGACTTGATCGTAGATGACGAGAAGTATTTCGCTGAGCACAGCGTGAGTGGCCTGCTTCGCGGCGACCACGCGAGCCGGTCTGCCTACTACGTTTCGGCCCTGCAGAATGGCTGGATGACGGTGAACGAGATTCGTGAGCTCGAGAACCTCAACCCGATTGGCCCGCAAGGCGATCAGCACTTCATTCAGCTGAACATGACCACGCTAGAAAAGGCGGGCGAGCCACAGCCGCAAGATCCGCAGCCGATGCCGCAGGACACGCCGGGCGAGCCAGCGGACGGCACGCCAGAAGACGATGCCGAAGACACGACTACCGCCCAGGAGGACACGCCCGATGGAACTTGAGCGCCGCTGCCTTGCGTTTGACGAGTGCCCAGAAGCCGAGCTCACTATTGAGACTCGGGCCAACGGCACGCAGGTGCTGACGGGGTATGCCGCTGTCTACAACCGCTTCAGCCTTCCGCTGCGTGAAGGTGGTTCGCAGTTCCGCGAGATCATCTTGCCGGGTGCGTTCGATAAAGTTCTCAACCGCCAGCGCGGCAAGCAGGACGTTGTGGCGTTGCTAAACCACAATCCTGACCTGATTCTCGGCCGGTCAGCCAGCGGCACGCTGGAGCTCACCAGCGATGACAAGGGGCTGCGGTATACCGTCATTCCGCCTGATACGCAGGTGGGGCGCGACACGATGGAGCTGGTCAGACGGCGTGACCTTAAGGGCAGTAGCTTCGCCTTCGGCCTTGAACCGGGCAAGGGCGACAGGTGGTCTAGCGACGAGCAAGGCGCAGTCAGAGAAGTGCGGGAAGTCAGTTCGCTCGTAGACGTTTCCGTTGTTCTGACGCCCGCCTACCCGGCAAGCAGCGTTACCGTTGCTCAGCGTTCATACGAGGCATGGATTGCATCGCAGTCCGCCGAAGAGCCGGCAGTTCGGGCGGTTAGTTCGCGTTCGGCCTTGCGGGGCGTCGCCGCCGCCTGGGCTGCCACCTTAAGGCTCAAGAATGTCTGAGGCCCGCTGCACCTGCGGCGAGAAGTTGCGGACACGCTCAAGCCGTGCATGCGGCGAAGAGACGCAGCGTTACATGCGCTGCCCAAGGTGCGGCGCTCGCGGCGTGGTGTTTGTGAAAACAACACTTTCTGAAGTCCGCTACTGCAAGAGGCCGGCACGCTAGAGGCACAGTGGAATCCATCGGCAATACCGCCGGCGGAGATATACCACGTGGACAACCTCAAGAAATTGCAGGACGAGGCCGTTAACCTCGCCAACCGTATCGACGCCGTGCGTGCGATCGAGAGCACCGATGCCGACAAGATTGCCGAGCGCGATCTTGAACTCGAGGCGATGAACACCGAGGCCGGCAAGCTGGCCAAGCGGATCGACTTTGAGAAGTCGGTGGCCGAGTCGGCCAAGAATCTCCGCAGCGTGGTTGACCGCTGCACGCCGGCTCCCGAAGTGACCGAAGAGCGTAGCGAGAAGGTCCGCGTTGAGGCGGTGCCGTTCTCGGGCCGGCTCCGTGCGTTTGAGAACGCCAAGGACGCCTACTCGGTGGGCATGTGGTTCAAGGCGAAGGGCGGCGACGCCGACGCCAAGCGGTGGTGCCAAGACCACGGCGTTGAGGCTCGTGCCCAGGGCTCGACCGGCAGTACCACTGGTGCGGCTTTCGTGCCTGATGTGCTCTCCTCGACCGTGATCCGACTCGTGGATCAGTACTCGGCCTTTGCTCAGAACGCCACCAACGTGGTGATGCCGAGCGACGTGCTGCTGTTCCCACGCCGCACGGCCGGTGCGACCGCGTACTGGATCAATGAGAACTCGGCCATCACTGCCAGCGACCCCACTTCCAATCAGGTCACTCTGACTGCGAAGAAGGTCACGGGCGCGGTGACGATTGCGAGCGAGCTCCTGCAGGACTCGATCGTATCAATCGCCGACTGGATCGCTGCGGAGCTGGCACTGACGCTCTCCAACGCCGTCGAAGAGGCTGCGTGGAGCGGCAACCCCAGCAACGCTCCAGCGGTTGCCGGGCTCGTCACGACCTACACGGGTGGCCTGCTGGCGGCGTCTGCTGCCACCTACGCCGCCTCGCTCGTGACGGCTGCCGGTGACACGCCCGACGAGGTGACTAAGGCGAACCTGCTGGCCATGATGGCCAGGGTTCCGCAGCACTCGCGTGCGGGTGCCAAGTGGTTCTGCTCGCCGTTCTTCTTCGCGGCGTGCATGCAGAACCTTGACTTGGCCCAGGGCGGGTCGGTGGGTCTGTCGCAGGGCATGGGGCCGACCTTCCTTGGTTCGGAAGTGGTTCTCACCGACCGCCTGCCGGCCGGTGCGGACTCGACGGGTGCCATCATGGCGCTGTACGGCAACATGGCCAACAGCTCCTACTACGGCATCCGCCAGGCCATCGAGATCGCGTCGAGCGACCAGGTCAACTTCCTGTCGGACCAGACCGTGATTCGGGCAGTGGCTCGCGTCGCCATCACGCACGCGAACCTGGGCACCGACACCGTGGCCGGCCCGATGATCGGCCTCGTGGGTGCGTGAGCCTGACGGCTTGACGAGTGTGCAATCTTGAGCGGGCGGCTTCCACGACGGGGCCGCCCGCTCTCTTTCTTTGAGGCACGCATGCTCGTCAAGGTAGGTGGCACCGAAGTTGACATCAGGGTGGAGGCCGTGCTCTCCATGCCACGGCTTTCGTTCACGGCCAACCACTTCGCCTGGGCCCAGGCCCTGATGCCGCTCGGCATTCGCCCCACGATGGGCACGGGTGCGTTCTGGGATCAAGTAAACACTCGCGTGATGGAGCAGTTCATCGACTCGTGCGAGTACCTGCTGGCCATTGACTACGACACGTTTTTCACCAAGCAGGACGTTGAGCAGTTATTCGCAATGGCTATGACGTTTCAGTGCGACGCGATTACCGGCATGCAGACGAAACGCGAAGACGGCCGGCCCATGCTGACGCTCCAGGGAACGCTTGACGCACCGCCAGAGGACGGCCACACGCAGGTGCCAAAAGAGTGGTTTGCTGAGCCCGTGCAGGAAGTGGACACGGCACACTTCGGCTGCACTGTCATCAGCACGGCGGCTCTCAAAAGAACAAAAAAACCGTGGTTCTGGAGCAAGCCAGACCCGCAAGGCTCGTGGAACGATGGCCGCACCGATCCAGACATCTGGTGGTGGAGAAACTGGCGAGACAGCGGCAACCGCGTCTTCGTCTCGCCGCGTGTCGTTTTGGGCCATGGCGAGTACGTCGTGACGTGGCCCGGCAAGAACCTTACCGCCCCTGTATTTCAGTGGACTACTGAGTTCACGAACACGGGCAAGCCGCCAGAATCTGCATGGAGTGTGGGCTAATGCCGAAGATTATGTTTACCCGCGCATGGCGTGGCTACCGCAAGGGGCAAGTGGCTGAGCTTCCTGGCGGGATCAGCACGCAGCTGCTCGCTCAGCGTGTCGCGGTGGAAGACAACCAGCCGTCGCTGATTGAAACGGCTGCCCTTGAGCACGACGTAGAAACCGCAGACGCCACCCCAAAGCGAAGAGGCCGCCGTGCAGTATCGAAGCCTGACTCGACAGACGCCGCCAGCCGTTGAGCCCGTCACGCTCGCGGAAGCTAAGGCCCACCTGCGGGTTGATACCAGCGGCGATGACGCTTACATCGGCACGCTGATTACGGCAGCCCGCGAGTGGTGCGAACAGTACCTGGATCGCACGCTGGTCAATACGCAGTGGGTGATGCGGTTTGACTCTTTTCCGCCAGACGGCACCCATGACATTGAACTGCCACGGCCGCCAATGGCGACGGCCGGCACGACCACGGCGGTGGCCCTGACGTTCACCTATGAGAACGGCACGACAGCCACCTACTCCACGGCCAGCTACCGCGTGGACCGAAGCAGCACGCCAGGGGCGGTGAAGACTTTGTACGGCCAGACGTGGCCGCCGCACCTGATGGACGACAACGCCATCAGCGTGACGTGGTGGGCCGGCTACGGGGCCGCTGGCTCAAGCGTGCCTGCTGCCATTCGCCACGCCTGCCTCATGCTTGTGGGCTTCTGGTACGAGAACCGCAGCACGGTGCTCGTTGGCAGCATCAGCAAGCAACTGGAGTTTGCTGTGGAATCGCTTCTCTCGTCGCAGAAATGGGGCAGCTACCAATGAGCCTTGAAGGACGAATCAACGTAGACGTGCTGTTTCACGACAAGGACGGCACAGCATCGCTCAAGGTGGTGAGTCTGCAGGACTCGAAAGCCTACACCACGGGCAAGGTTGCGGTGATCACTGGGACGCTGGGCACGGCCAGCTCGACAATCTCACACACCGGCTCGTTTCGTGGTGCTGATGGAGAGTACGTATCCATTCAGTCTGTGAACTACGCCGTCTTTCGCTTTGACGGCACGGGCGGAAGCTTCAAGCGTCTGGCAATCGGCAACGCCACCATCCGGTCAAACGACAGCATCGTGTCTGCTTCCTGCGTCGGTGGTGACGATACCGGGCAGTTCACAATCACCGGAAACCAAGGAAGCACGGGCACCTACACCGTCGTGCTTTACGGCACATGATTGACGCCGGCAAGCTCCGCGAGCGCGTGACGTGGCAGCAGGCCACTGAGACTAGAAACAGCCTCGGGGAAACAATCGTTTCTTGGGCTACGTTCTCAACTGTGTGGGCCAGCGTTGAAGGCGTAACGGCCCGCGAGGCTCTGGCTGCCGGCCAGATGGACGTGACCATCACGCACAAGGTGCGAATGCGTCACTTGACTGGCCTGACGCAGCAGATGCGTGGTCTGTGGCGTGGGCGTGTGCTGGAGATTGTTAGCCTGCTCGAGCACGGCAACCGCAGTGAGCACGAGGCCATCTGCCAAGAGGTGGTGGCGTGAGCAACATATTCGCCGAAGGCCCGTCGCTGATTCAGTTGTCACTTGGAAAGAGCAAGACGGCCAAAGGGCTTTATGGCCTCAAGACGCTTGATGATATTGTCCGTGAACTCAAGAAGCTGCCGAAGGAAATAAGCCTTAAATACCAGAGCCAGGCATTGCGAAAGGCAGCCAAGCCTGGGCAGGACGCTCTGCGGAATGAGGTTTCATCGCTTGGCCAAGTTACCGGAAACCTACTAGCCAGCGTCACAAGCGTTGACCGTAAGTACACGAACAACAGGGCCAATCTCCCGGTGAGCGTGGTGGTTGTCGGGTTTCGACGCCCAACCAACACAGCGAGCCAAAAAGGCGCAGTGCCTGCGTTCACTGGCGGCTCTGTGCTCAAGGGGCCGAATCGGGCCTACCACTCGCACCTAGTGGAGTTCGGCACAAGGCCGCGATCCCCAGGCAAGAGCAGGCAGGTTGCCAAGAAGAAAGTGATTCTTGGTGGCCGCATTCGCACCATAGCCGTCAGGGTAAAGCAGCAACCCGCAGGCGGTTTGCTTTCGTCTTTTCGCTCTCGCGGGCCCTTCACTGGCCGAGGGCTGTACCCGGTTGACTTCATTGCTCGCGGATCTGTTGCGGGATCTCCTGCGCGTCATCCGCTGCAGAAGGCTTTCAATAAGTCGAAGGGCCAGATGCAGACAACTCTCGACGTGGAAATGCGGAAGGCGTTGACCCGTGCCGCCACGGAATACCAACGCAAGTTTCGCGACGCAGGAGGACTCTGATGCTGAAGTCGCCAGAAGCCGCCCTGAAGCGTGTGCTTGATGCCAGCCCAGAAGTCGCCCTGCTCATCGGCACCGGGACGTACCCAACGTTGGCCCCGGTATCCGCTTCGCTGCCATTTGTGACGTGGAGGCGTACGGCGATCAGACGCACGCAGACGCTCCAAAGTCCTGCCGGGATACCGCAGGTCACGGTGGAGTACAGCATTTACGCAGCCACCTACGAACAGGCCCGCCAGGTCGCAGACGCCATGCGTTCGGTTCTGGATGGATACGGGGGCGAAGTCCTAGGCTGCACTGTGTCGCAGGTGTCGCTTGAAAACGAAACCGACGACTTGGTAACGCTGGCCGGTTCTGACTTACCGCCGGCGTATCAGATCACACAGCAGTACGACCTTTGGTGGCAGGAGTAACCAATGCCCTCGACCCCGCATGATGGTTCCGGCACAACGTTTGTTTTCGCCGGCACGACGTACACAGTCACGAACATCACCTACACGATTGCCGACAACAACGCCACCGACTCTATTGACGTTTCGCACCTTGGCCAGACAGCTGGGCAAACCGTTGCCACGCTCGCGCGTCCACTAAAGGGCGGCGCTGGAGACACGGGCAAGGAAGTGACCATTGACTACCTGTCAAGTGGTGCCCCGATTTCGCAGGGCCTCAGCGGCACGCTTAGCATCACTGGCGGTATCTCGCTGTCTGCTAACGCCACATGCAAGTCCAGCACCATTACGCTCAGCGTCAATGACGCCTGCAAGGGCTCTGCCTCGTTTCAGGTTGCTTGATCGCCAGCGGAGGAAGCCGTGGCGACTCACTCAACCGGCCTGTCTGTAACGTGGGGCGGCGTCGCGTTCACTGAGGTCACAGACCTGCAGGTGTCTTACGCAGGCGGCTCCTCTAAGGGCCGCACCGTTGTCTGGACTGACGATGCCGGCAGCGTTTCCGTGGAGTGCCTCGGAACTGCAAACATCAGCACGGGCGAATGGGGCTTGAGAAAGTCGCTCGTAGTTTCCGGCGCGGGCGTTTCCTTGACATCGTATGCAGTCTATGAGGGATGGACTGCCCAGCCGGAACTCAACGGAGTAACCCGGTATTCGGTGACGTTCAAACTACTAGACGGGTGAGCAATGCCACTGACTCGAGAACAGATCGACAACGCCCCAGACGCAAAGATCATCACCGTTGAAGCACCAGAACTTGGTGGAGACGGGAAGATATGCATTCGCCTTATGTCTGTCGGCGATCGTGACTCCTATGAGATCAAGGCACTTGAGTCTTCCAACGGTGCCATCGTTGACTTCCGATCTGAGTTGCTCTGCCGCACGCTCTGCGACGAGAAGGGTGGCCTGCTCTACCCAGGCGAGGAAGGCAAGGAAGCCATCAAGCGTCGCAGCAGCGACGTGATGCACCGCCTGTGGCATGCGGCCCTCAAGCACAACGCACTGACCGAGGAGGAAATAAAGAAGCTAGCGGGGGAATAAACGCCCGCCCTACGCTGCAGTTCAAGCTGCGTCTGGCGGGTCACCTCAAGAAAACGCTGCGAGAAATCGACGCGATGGACTCGCGCGAGTTCTCGCAGTGGATCGCTTGGGCCAGGTGGTTCCAGCCGCTGGATGATACGTGGGGGCAGACAGCCATGCTCCTGACTTCTGTGCTCGCCCCCTACTCCAAGCAGACGCCAGACCCAGAGAAGTTCATCCCGATCGAAGACAGGGCCCCGAAACATCCAACTCAGATAGCCGAGACTTTAAAGCGGATGGCCGCCGACCTTGGCAAAAAGTGACGTATGGCAACCATTTCTCTTGGATTCAACCTCTCGGCGTCTGCGGTGCAGATGGCCAGCGGCATCAATGCCGGCGTCGTCGAACTTGAGAAGTTGGGCCTGGCCGCCAAGAAGACACAGCGTGACGTTTCAACGCTGAAGACGATTGAGCTCTCGCGGGCTTTCATCTCCACGGTACGCACTGCGAGCAGCGCTTTTGCGTCGTTCATTAGTGGAACTGCTGGAGCTGTCGCCAGCATTGATGATTTATCAAAACGCACGGGCATCACGACTGACGTTCTTCAGGCTTACTCGCTGGCAGCAAACCAGTCTGGCGTGGGCCTTGAGACGTTCGGGCGTGCAGTTCAAAAGCTGACGATCAACCTTGGCGAAGCCCAGACTGGCAATAAGGCTGCAGTCAAGTCGTTCGCTGACCTCGGGCTTTCGGTTGGCGATCTTTCCAACCTTAACCCAGAGCAAGCATTCAACGCAGTTGTGGCTGCGATCAGCAAGCTGCCCAACCCGGCACAGCAAGCAGCAGCCGCTGTGTCGCTGTTTGGGAAGTCTGGCGTCGAGCTTGTGCCCATCTTCCAAGAAGGCGCAACATACCTGCAGCAGATGACCGCCGAAGCAAAGCGGCTCGGCATTGTGCTCAGCCCGCAGCAGACTGATGGAATCGGAAAACTTGATGACTCGCTTCAGAAGACGCAGCTGACTCTGCAATCGTTTGCGGCTCGAGTTGTGGCAGAGCTTGCCCCTGCACTTACTCGCGCCGCTGAAGAGGCGTCTACGTTCATCGCAAGCATTGACGTAAAAGACATAGCCAGCGCACTGACCACAACTGTCTCAAACCTCGCCAAGGTGTTTCAGCTGCTTGCAGATTCTGCAGCCCCGCTTGCAGGAAACATCCTGCCACTCATTGGCGGGTACTTGGCATTCATTAACGGCAAACAACTTGCAAGCGGACTCAAAAACCTTTCAGGCGCTTTTTCTTCCGCAACCGCTGAGGCGTTTAGGTTGTCTGGCAGTGCTGGCCTTGCTGCTTTCAGCATCAGGGGGCTGGGGGCTGCAATTAAAAGCGTGATCGCTTCCACTGGCGTAGGGCTATTGATCACGCTTTTCGGCGCTGCTGCTGGTGCTGCCGTTGATCTTGCTTTGTCTTCTGGTCAAGCAAGTGCTCAGTTTACGGACGGCATTGGAGATCCAATAAAGTCAGTCCGCCAGCTGTCGGCTGAAATGAAAGCCGCCGTAAGTGACGTAAAAAGGTTTGGAGAGGAATCAAAAAACGCGCTTAAGGTGCCGACGTTCACGGCGCAGGATCTCGCCCAGGAAGCCATCGACGAAGCGAGCGCGGCCGTGAAGGCTCTGGCCAAGGAGCTTGGCGGACTCAATCGCGTGCCTGCCGCAGTCCTCGAGCGGTTCCGTGAAATCAAGGGCTTTGCCGAGGGCATCACGACAGACTCGCTCGCCTTTGGTGACGCAATCAGGTTGGCCAGCCGTGACGCCCAGGCGTTAACGGCAGACGTTCGCACCGTCACTGACGCCAGGAAGGCTGACGCCGAAGCCGCAAAGGCTGCCGCAGACGCCGCGAGAAATGCAGCAGAAGAGGCACGGCAGCGTACTGCAGAACTGGCCAACGCCGGGCTGAGCGACGCCGAGAAGAGCCGCCTGCAACTCAATAAGGATCTGCTGGCAATCGTCACTGAGCAGCGTGCTGCTGAAGAGGCGCTGGCTGCCGCCAAGCGTGCCGGCGATTCCAAATCGCTTGCAGACGCTAGGCAACGTCTCGCGTTATCACAGGCGGCTGCGAAAGAGGCGAAGGCGCAGGACCGCGAGAGGCAACTGCAGGCCCTTGGCGTAGAC